AAAACTGTACTGGATGCCATCAATAAACGCATTGAAGAATTAGAAAATCCTGAAAAATAGGAGGGATTGCAATGCTATTAACCACAATTGAACGTGTGCGCTTATTAGGAGCTGAATTTGAGGCTATTTCTGAGGCGAGATTGGAGATGTATATTGAGGATGCTTCGTTGGAAGTGTCCTCTTTGGGCATCCCTGAGGCGCATCATGAGCGCCTTACACGCTATTTAGCCGCACACCTAGCCATTCTATCAACAGAGCCGAAACAAGCTGTTATACGCGAAAAAGTAGACGTTATAGAGCGTCAATATAGTGATCCAAACAAAAACTTAGGGCTGTTAGGGTCGAAATATGGACAAGAATACCAACGAATTTTAGAAGATATAACCGACTTAGAAAAAGAACCGAAAAAACACTTGAATTTGATGGTGATATAGATGAGTGTACGCATTATTAATAGTAGTAATAGTATTCCGCAGCTTATAAGCGAATTAAAGAAGCTCAAAAAATACGAAATTCATGTTGGTATTTTTGGCAGTGATGATGCTGAATATGTCATGATTGCAGGTGTTCATGAATTTGGTATTACGATTCAAAAAGAAAAGGGTTCTATTGTCATTCCTGAACGCTCATTTTTGAGATCCACCTTTGATGAAAAACAAAATGAATGGTTTAAATTTGTGGAAAAACAATTAGCACATTTGTTAAATTGTCGGATCAGCGCCAAAACATTATGTGAACGGCTTGGTGCGAAGATGGTAGCAGATGCTCAGGAAAAATTGACGGATTTAGATACGCCACCGAATGCGCCAGCAACCATTGCTAAAAAAGGTTCTAGTAATCCGCTGATTGATTCAGGTGGTTTACGTCAGCGTATCACTTACAAGGTGGTGCAAAAATAATGCCAGAAAAAATGTCATTTGCATCCGTTATTCGGTCGCAAGGTGTGCCTTTTATTGCCCATATGCAAGGTGAAGGGAGCTACGTTGACAGTGAATGGGTTACAGGGCAAGAAGTACCTAAAGAAATGATAGGAATTATTCTACCTCTCAGCAATGACGATTTAAAGTATGCAGAAAACGGCACATATACAGTGAAAGAAAAGAAATTGCTAACTGTTGACCAAATACCTGAAAGCACTAAGGTGGAGTACAATGGGCAAAAATATACTCTGCAAGCTTTTAAAGATTATTCCGTATATACAGACGTCAATATATATTTGTTGAGGTGGCGTGAGAAATGAATTTAATGAAATTAATTAGTAATGAAGTAGCTGCTGACGCGTCTATCACAATTATTCGTGCGGATCAGCTTGGAAAGTTACCCGCATTACCGTATAGCACATATAAAGTAATGGGTGACCGAAAAGGGCGAGGCCGTGAAAATCTTAGTCACACTGACCAACCTAACGCCTTGCTTGAAACACGATCACAAGAACGCAATGCTACAATTTCATTCAATATATATGGAACTTCGCATGATAACGCTTATGAAGTAGCTTCACAGCTTCGCAAGTGGTTTGAGGGGCGAGGTTCTTTCTTTTTGGATGGGTTGGGCGTAGCAGTTGCTAGTATTTCAGATGTACAGAATCGAACAACTTTTCTCATAGATTCTTACGATGAGAAATGGGGCTTTGATGTGATAATACGGTACTTAGATACTGATGAATATGAAATTGATTACTTCGATAAAGTCGAATACGAAATAACAGTAGAAAGGGAGTGACAGCATGGCTGCATCTGATAAATCACGTTTTGTTGAGGTCAATATCACACGTGAGACAAAGCCAGTCAGTGAAAAGGGCTTCGGGTTGCCGTTGATGTTGGCGACAAGTAAAGCCTTAGATTATAAGGTTTACACAGATATTTCCGAAGTAGCTGAGGACTTCGAAGAAACGTCACGCGAATATAAATTAGCTACTCGCATGTTTGGACAGTCGCCAAAAATTAGAGAGTTAGCTTGCTATGGTGTTGAGTATGCTTCGGGAAAGGGCGAGGTAACTGCGCTGTCTGCTGCATTAAATGACCTAGTGAAAACTGACAATGATTGGTTTTACTTAGTATCAACAGCAAACAGTGATGCAGAAATCAAAGTGCTATGTGAATGGATGTCCACACAGGAAAAAATTTATGGCGTGACAACAAAAAATATAGCACTATCAGGAGAAATAAAAAATCTGTATGAAAATGTTCTGTTATCGGTACATGACGATGAACATGCTTATCATGCAGAGGGGCTTATTGCATACGGTGCGCCACAAGTCATCGGCTCCTATGTATTTAGTCATAAACAAGTCAATGGAGTACGTGCTGCTAAGCTATCTAACGCTGAAATTAACACGATTATCGCCAATAATGCGACAACATGTATCAGTGAAATGGGCTGGTTAATCAACGCGTCAGGAAAAGCAGTTGGTGGCGAATATTTAGACGTAATTCAAGCTGATTATTTCCTACGTGCACGCTTACGCGAGGATATATTCCAACTACTAGCAACTGTCAAAAAAGTACCATATACAGATGCAGGTATTGCAATGGTTGTAGCTCGCATGGATACACGCTTTAAATCTGCATATCGCCAAGGGATTATCGCAGAGGATGACAATGGCGATCCAGATTATCAAATTACATTCCCACGTCGTAAAGACATCCCGAAAAATACGATTGCCCAGCGTATTTTACCAGAAGTTAACTTTAGAATTATCATCGCAGGTGGCGTGGAAAAAGTACAAATCAATGGTGTATTGGCACTATAAGGAGGAACTTTAATTGGCTGTACACAATTTTAAACATACACAGGTCGTTGTGGCAGGGAATATTATCACTGGTTACGGTGATGGTGATGCGATTTCCGCAGAAGCAAATGAAGATAAGTGGTCACAAAGCGTTGGTGCAGACGGTAATGTGACCTATAACGAATCCAATAACGAAACAGCAACACTCACATTAAAATTAAAGCCTAGTTCGGCATCTGTACCTGTTTTGCATCAACTCTATAAAAGTGGAGAGTCGTTTGATTTTATGATTCATGACACGGAGTTAAATACGCGTGTTACAGGTGAAGATTGTCGTATCCAAAAATGGCCAACATTTTCGCGTGCAGAAGAAATGGAACCACGCGAGATTGTCATTTTAGCGGCACATTATAAAGAAGATTAATAATATTAGGAGGAATTTAACATGGCATTTAAACCAAAAACACAGGAATACACATCAACAGAAGGCGGTAATCAGTATACGTTTCAAACTGTTTTGCCTTCGGTTTGGGCAAAAGTAGAAGATAGAATTACAGACAAAGGTGGCAAACTGTTGTTATCAGTGGCAATGCCTGAAATGCTTGAAAAAGTGGTTGTTACGCCACAAGGGTTGGTGTTGGATGATTTTGAATCGTGGACAGAGTTAGAAGAGGTAACAATGGCAGCCTATCGTTTTCAACGCAAAGGAAAATAAAGCATTATTTCAGCTGAGGGGCATTGAACATGTCCCTCGTTTTTATGTTGAACAGGCGAATAGTCAATTTTGGCGTTATTTAATTCCAGAATATTTTCCTGCATACAAGCCAGCAGATATTGATTTGTTGAGCCAAGAAGAAATTTTAGAGCACTTAGCAGCAATACATGAGCGTAGAAAACGTGAACATGAACAAAGACAACGTAGTGAAAAATACTTAGCAGCTTTGTTTGGAAGGAAGGTGTAGAAACATGTCTACATTACGTGATATGTATGTATCTATGCGCTTTCGCGATCAGGCTTCTTCGGCTTTACGAAATATAGATAGGCTAGTAGATCAAATTGAACATGGTTTCCATAGTCTGGGCAGCAGTGTAACTACATCTACGAGCGGGTTTCATTCATTAGTAAGAGAAGTCGGTCGACTGGAAACGGAATTAAGTAGTACACGCACAGAGATGCAGGGGTTACAAAATCGCATCGATGAATCTGAACAAGAAATGGCGAATCTACGCAATGAAGTGAATCGGTTAAACAGTGCTGCCAGCGAAAGTAACAGTATTTTCACAGGCATGGCAGGCAAGGTCACAGCCGTTGTCGGAGCACTAGGTGGACTAGCATTGGGTGCATCTGTTGTATCTACAGCATTGGAGATGGATACGGCTTTTAGTCGACTTGAGGCACGTACAGGTGTAACAGGAGCTGAATTAAAAGCTTTAGAAGGCGTGACAAAAGATGTGTTTCGAGCAGGATTCAGCGAAAATATAACACAAGTTGCTGACGATATTTCAACGCTTCGAGGACAATTTAAAAATTTCTCTGAGGAAGAATTAGC